GTAGATGCTCGAGCGCCTTGCCTAGCTTGGCCACAAGCTCTTCTGAATAACCGTGATTACGCACGATATCTTCGTGCGTGTAGTTAATCTTCGGTACCTTGTTAAAGAAAGATTTTGTAGCTACAAAGAACTTACCTGTCTCAGGGTAGATACCAAAGACAATACTAGGACTGCCGTCATACTTCTCAGTAAGAACAGCGTCAGGTGTCCCTATCATGGAGGCATGTACTGCTTTCAGTACAGCGACAGCATGCGTATAGCCCTCAAACCCCGCGTCGATGAGGTAGTCTTCCACATGCTCGAAGTGCGTCAGGCGTGAGGCTATCGGAGCCTTCTTGATTACAGGCTTGATAACGGGAAGCTTCTTGAGCACCCTCTTCTTCGGGGTAGTCCGTTTGCCAATGCCTGCTATCTGCTTGATGGAAGGTATCTTCCTCGGTGCAGCGGGCCGTCTAATCCCCGATTTCATACTGATCCTCTGGCCAAACAAAGATAGGTGTCTCGGGACCGAGGTAAACCCCTTCCAGATTAAATTCAATAAAATCGCGGGCTTCTTCTGTACTCATGCCATCCTGCGACATCAGAATATCCCGTATGTCTTCCGCGTCGTAGACAAGGACTTGCACTTGCGTGCCGTCTTGCCAAATGAAAGCAGAACCAATAATTGCTGCGTCGTAGCCGTTAGCTCTTAACATCAGAATGGACTCCCTTGTTGGCGCACCGTCTCGGTAGCGAATGGTGCATCTTGGTTAGCGAATGGCGGAATACGCCAGCATCGAATGGTACGGCCCTTCAAAAACAAAGAGATAGGTTCCCCGCCCATGTCACGTAAGCGCTGTGCCATTTTTGGTGCGGTAAGGCCTATGAAGTTATTACGCTTTAGGTGCGATTCGAGGTCCTTGATTCGGAAATAGCATTTCCCGTCCTCTATCTCAAACCACGGTCGGCCCATGAGTATTTCATCGCGGTCCATGGCTTGCTGCATATGGGCAGTGAACTCTTCTAAGAGGTCCATGAATTTACCGGTGACGGACGTATCTTCGCTGGCCTCAGATATCTGCTCTGTCTCCACCATCTCTTTAAGCAAACCATTGAGCAACTGCTCCCAATCCGTCTTCTTTAGAGTAGGAGGCAGCGTATTTAATCGCTCTAAGCAAGCCTTCTGAAAGGCAGCTTGATTGAACAAACTGTCTGTTTCTAACTCCACTCTACGACCGTTAACGTCGAGGAACCACAAAGGTGGTTCGCTTGCGTACTTAGAGAGCGAGGAGAGCGTAGGACTGTCTGGGCCACTGCCGCCAATACCATGCTTCCTCGTACGGCACAGGCCGGAGTTACAGAATGAATTGAGCGGCGCGTCCTTACACTTGTAACGATATTCTTTCTTGTTTAATTGCTTGATAACAAGCTGCACTTCGTTGTTTGGTAATGGTGGTGAAAAGTACTTGAGGTTATGCTCGACTACTTTGTCTTCCCAAGACGATGGAGCAGCTTTTTTAAGGTAGATACCAACATTAAAAATCCCATTGTTCCGCGTACCTTCAGGAAAACCTTGCGTACAGAGAGCCTGTAGACACGGAGGCCCATCCTTAACAGGCGCTTCCGCGACTTTTGGTGGTTCGGGGACCGCGACGGGTCCGTCCTGAACCTTCGCTTCGTAAAGCGCGAAAAACTCTTCAAGCGTGGCGGCGGAACCGTCACTGTTAAATGCATAGCGCGTGCCATTATCTCCGCCAAAGTAGGGAAGATTAAGAAAGTTACCCGTGTCCCCGCGGTCCACCAATATCTCAGATTGCTTGGGGAATATTTCACGGCCAGCCTCGCCTAATAATGCGGCGCAGGCTTTTAAGTATTCGATCATGCTACGTGCTGCGATAGGTTCACGCGTAAATAAAAAGCAATGCGCGCCACCGGACTTGCTACGACAAACGACTAGCGGAAGACCCAAACCATCAATCTTCTCCACAAGGCCTCGATGATCAATAGGGTACTGATCGATATCAATGCAACCCCATATACAAGTGTTATCAGCACGGATAGGAATAATGCCCAGACTAGGTTCAACACCAGTGAGATGCCTTTCCCAAAGGTCGTCGGTAGGAGGCTTTCTAACCACGGTCGCTTGTCCGTTTTGTTTTCCATCGCCACGCGCCCCTTTAATTACATATGTTCCATAGGCAATATCCAGCCCACTAAATATCGCTTTTAATTTTGTTATATCGACCATTCTCTATCTCGGAAGGTGGGGTACTCGCTACACTAGTGTCTGTTACATGCTCACCGCTCTTTGCAGAGTCCCGTGCGACACGCCAGCAGTCGGCATTAGCATCCGCTTTCCCCCGTAAACTTAAAACGGCACGTCTGGTGAGCCTTCCATCAACTCATCACTAGCGTGTTTGACTTTTACGTCACCGGACCCAATGCTTTGAGCAAATGATTTTGCAGAAAGGTAAAGCGACGAGTCTTCTATGGGACCAATACGCTCAACTTCCCAACCAAACCATTTACCTTTGTCGTTGGATTCCGCCTGTGTAGATAGGCGATACAACTGAGAGAACATAGGTGGCGTGTAGGGTCCGTTCTTGCCCATCATCTTGGCAGACATCATCATACTGTTCCACTTACGGGACTTCTTCAACTGCGTGGACTTCATTGTGATCAGCGCTGGTTCGCCAAAGCCGCTGTCACCTACAATCATCACGTAATGATTGGCAGTGTTCTCAATGTAGTTGCCGTTATCGAGATAATCTTTATTATCGCCCGGTTCACGATGGGTTCTACTAAGGATATCGCTCGTTGCGGGATATATAGCTGCCGGAGCCCCGGAACCGGAGCCACGGGGGGCCCATTCAATATATTGCCGTACATATGCGCAGGGGATGACTGTAATCCCTTTTTTCCCATCATAAAGCTGTCCTGTTACTGTGTTGAACATCATCCCGGGCATTGCGCCCTCTACTTCGCCAATCTCTGGGCTGACGTTGGTCAACAAGCGCAGGAAGGGTAAGGCAAAGTCATCCTGATTCATGTTGTCAAAGCCGCCCGATGCGTCATCCTCGAAAGAGGACATCAGTGCTACTTCCGTGGATTTCTTCTCGACTACTTCGTTCTTTGCCATGAGTAATGCTCCTTGGTTCAAGTGGATTTTATCGTTGCCTTTTGGCCGACATACACGCCAAAAGTTTCATTGGGGAACTCAGCGCCGCGCTCCACCATATCTTTCACCCATGCCTTCAGCGTCTGGGGTTCGATCTTCTGTGCTTGCTCAACTGGATAGTTTTGCTCCCGCAGATAATCTAACAACACAGCACACAATTCGTCCTCATTGCGACCAAAGCGTACTGATACTGTATTTTTGATAATGTCATCGTAACCATTTGCACGTAGCCATTCAAAGGCCACGGCACGGTTTTCTTCCTTGATGCTGGCAGAGTAAAACGCCTTAACATCAATGGTGCTGCCGTCAGCCATGGTGAACTTCTTCATGCCTAACTCTTGCAGCATTGCTGGAATAGTCTCTTCTAAAAGTTTGCGCTGCTGCTCTTTGCGCTCTTTCAGAACAGTTTCCATATCCTCAATTTCTTTCTCCAACATCTTTGCCCGCTTGGCCAAAGCACCAACACTAGTCAGGTCATCATTCTTAATCTGCAGTGCCCCAGCATCCTCTTCAAAGAGGGTATTAATATCCGTCTTCATCTCTCTCTCCATTCTCAGTAACATCGATCTCAATCGGAATATACATGCGCTCCCGACGATCCCATTTTAACGCGGTATAACGTCCACCGTTATTAAAAGATGCTATCGCACAAGCTAAACCGATAGCAACTGGGTCACCCGTTAATAAAAGATAATCCCCATCTGTATAATCTCGCAACTTACGGCGTAAACGCCGGATAGTAGGTGCGGTAGAAAAAGCAATTTGGGTATTGGAAGCAAGTAGTATTTCAACGCTGCCATACTTCATAGCACTGGAAATGTCATGGTTAGGCATCTCCTGTACAACAAAAATTCTTTTCACGTTTCTTTCTCCTTTCTGTAAACGAACACACAGTGTACAATAAAAACACAGGCTGTCAATAGGCCTGCACAAGAAAGGAAGAAAGATGAACTACTTTGTTGATAAGTACCCATTTAAAAATACGCCGTTCCTACACCAAGCCGCCTATATGCAGCGGTTTTGGGAACAGCCCGTTGCTGCGCTCTTTGCAGAGATGGGAACAGGTAAAAGTTTTATGCTGATAAACAATGCAGCTATGCTGTATGACAAAGGCCGAATTGATTCCATGCTGATTGTGGCCCCTAAGGGCGTATACCGAAACTGGTATAAATTAGAGATACCGAAACACATGCCGGACCATATTCGGTACAAGATGGCTTGCTGGTCACCTACCCCAAAGAAAGCAGAGAGAGAAGAGATGGATGTAATGATGAATGCAGTAGATGATTTACGCATTCTAATCATGAATATTGAGGCTTTTAGCACGGGAAAAGGTCAAAATTTCGCCAAAATCTTCCTCAGAGTGACCAAATCCTTCATGGCTGTGGATGAGTCTACGACCATCAAAACACCTGCTGCGAAGCGCACGAAAAGCATTATCAAGATAGGCAAAGAAGCCCGTTATCGGCGGATCGCGACAGGTTCTCCTGTTACCAAAAGCCCCTTGGATTTGTACTCCCAATGCGACTTCCTGTCCCCTGATTGCCTAGACTCAGCGAGTTTCTACACCTTCCAAGCGCGGTACGCGGTCCTCATTGAACGCAAGATGCCTACCCATACGTTTAAGCAGATCGTAGGCTACCGACGGTTGGATGAATTGCAGGAGAAGATCAATAACTTTTCCTTCCGCGTCACCAAGAAAGAATGCTTGGATTTGCCCGATAAAGTCTATACCCGCAGAGAAGTTGAGCTAACGACAGAACAGAAGTCTGCCTATGAACAGATGAAGCTAATGGCGCTGGCTTTGGTGGATCAGGGCATGGTCACCACAAACAATGCGCTAACGCAACTGATGCGCCTGCATCAGATCGTCTGTGGCCACATGAAATTGGACAGCGGGGAAGAGATTGATCTGCCTAGTAACCGGATGGATGAACTGTTAGCCGCGCTTCACGAAGCGTCAAGCAAGGTCATTATCTGGGCTACCTACCGTAGGGATATAGAGAAAATCAAGCTCGCTTTGCAGAAGGAATACGGCATGACCAGCGTAGCTACTTACTTCGGGGATACGCCTGCGGACGAGCGGCAAGAGATTGTTACTCGCTTCCAAGACCCAGAGGATGACCTGCGATTCTTTGTCGGAAACCCCAGCACAGGCGGCTATGGCTTAACGCTCACTGCTGCCAACTTGGTGGTGTATTACAGCAACAGCTTTGACTTGGAAAAACGCTTGCAATCCGAGGACCGCGCTCACCGGATCGGGCAAACTAGCAAAGTAACCTACGTAGACTTGATCGCTACAAAAACCATTGATGAACATATCGTCAAAGCACTACGCAGCAAGATCGATATTGCAGGCGCAGTGCTGGGCGAAAAGCTAAAGGAGTGGCTCGTATAATGCAATTAATCCCCATCCGTAAGAAGTATGTGTACAAAAAACTGGAAAGAATGGATACGTCGGAAGGACGTGTCTACAAAAGTGACGAATTAGAACCTGTTCCTAGCGTAACGACCATCTTATCCGCCACCAAGGATCAGAGCTTCCTAAAGGAGTGGGAAGAGAGGGTTGGAAAAGACGAAGCAGAGCGCATCCGCAATGATGCCGCTACCGTCGGCACCCATATGCATAGCGTAGTAGAGCGCCTTCTGTTGAATCGCACGCTCCCTGTTCCGCGGTCATGGCTCCAGATCAAAGGCTACCGTATGGGCTACGCACTGATCGAGTACTTCTTTCCGCATGTGCAGGAAGTGTGGGGCGCGGAGGTACCTTTGTATTATCCGGGCCGCTATGCGGGGACCACGGATTGCGTAGGTATCTACAAGGGAGAAGCCAGTATTCTGGACTTTAAGCAGACCAATCGGATGAAGAAGCGCGAGTGGATTGATGACTATTTCATCCAACTAGCCGCCTATGCCAAGGCGCACAACAAGGTGCATGGCACAGATATTCGTCAGGGGGTCATTATGATGGTGGCGCAGGATGGGCAGGTGCAAGAATTCATCACCTGTGGCCGTGAGTTTGACGGCTATCAGGATGAGTGGATGCGCAGGGTAGAGCAGTTTGAAAAAAGAGAGCCTGACGGGGTAGACACATCAGACTCTCAAAGGCCTCTAGGAGACGTAGAGGCCCAGCAAACTATTTAGCCTTCTTGGCCGCACGCATGTTATCCACCAGATTAGGGTATGGCCGACCAGCTTTCTTGGCCATAGCCTTTGCCATACTCTTCTTCTGTGGAGATAGTTTCTTAGACTTACCTAATCCTGCGGGACGCGGTTTATCCCATACTGGTTTAGTTGCCATGATTATTGTCCCGGAGTAATTGGTTGACCTTGCTGCACCTGCTGCTGACGCTGTAACAACATCGCGCTAATCGGATCGTTAGGGAATAGCGTTGGGTACATCAGCGGAATATTTGGCTGTTGCTGCTGACGAGGATCAATAGTCGGCATGCCAAAGTTAGTGCCCGTGGTTGGCGGCGCAGGAGGCATCTTACGCATCATCTGACGCGCAGTTTCGCGAGGAATGACAGGCTGTTCTGCCATACCTTCAATGGGTGCTTGCTCGTCGCCCTGTGCTAATTGCCCCGCTTCTAAGACAGGAATTCTTGCTTTAAGGGGAAGATATCTAGCCACAGGAACACCAATTGCTTGCAATTTCCCCGCAAAACGCTTGGCATCTTCTGGTGAATTTATATGGGTGAGACTGTCTGCAAAATCTTTATTTTGCAGAGCTTTTGTAAAAATTCGATTATATAAATCGGTTTCTAGCTTGCCAAAAAATCGAACAAGGAGCGTCATTGCCGCATTTGTAGCGCTAACCCGTCCTTCCTGCACTGCAATATTACGTGAAGTAAGAGAAGCAATGGTCGTTCCAAATATTTTGTTCATACTTGCATCTAACGCATCGTAGCTAGGTTTTTGCCCAGTTGCATTAGCAAATGCATATACCCGAGGCTGCAAGTCCGCCAACATTTTTAAGTCATTTAAATGCTTAGTATCCTTGTACAAAATATTCAAGGACTTCTCATTATTTTGTAAGAAAGCGCGCAGCGAGGCTCCTTTTTGTGCACCTTCAGAAGCTACTTCAAATATGCTAAGTCGCAAAGCAGCTAACCTCTCTGGGTCTTTACCCAGTTCATCCACCAAAATACGCATGATGGATGGATCTTGGATAGCTTTGGCCAAAGTCTGTTTAGGGTCCGCATCAGGAAGACCCGGTTTACGCAGTAATTTATCTAATTCAACATTTTTTGCTATTACTTTACGTTGATCTAGTTCCCCTAAACGAGTTACGTATTCATCTGCCAGCGCAACTTCGTTTTTCAATTGGGCTTGAACAGGGTCAGGCAATGCCTCTACGATATTGCGATTCTTGTCCAATACTGCACGAATCTTCTTCGGATCAACAATACCGTCAGGCGTAATAACATTCTTGCTACGAAGCCAATCTATCGTACCTCTTACCAGTAAGGTATCAAACTGAGGAGTGCCACCGAGGGATACCTGTAGCTGACGTAGGTTGCCTGCACTCTGAAATGCACGCTCCATTAACTGCTCATTACCCAGCAAGAATTCTTCGCCACCTGCACGCGTTTGCGACATCAGCAAAGGGAGATTCTTCTCGAAACCAGCACGGTAATCAGACAAGACATTCTTCATGCCTTCATACTCTGACTTGATCTTTGGTACGTGGTCCAAGATTAGTTTCTCTACGTCCTTGTACACCGCATTGCCTGTATCCAGAATACGCTGGGCATCGGTTAGGCGTGACGTGCCGCGGGACATGGCGGAGTTATAGCGAGCCAAGGAATCATTACGGAAACGTGCAGCCGAGGCTAGATAGTCCAAAGCCTCAGGGGCATTGATATCGATGCTCGTGCTATCCCCCGCGATCCGCGCAGCGTCTTGCTCGATCTGGTTTGGATTGATGCGAATAAATTTGTTGGGGATACCAGTAGGCACATTGGTAAATCCTTGTGCATCGGTCTTTGCAACGTCCTTTGCCGTAGCACGTTTTTTCCCACCTTGTGCCGCCTTACCTTCTACCAAAGCCAAAACAGAAGAACGCACCGCTTCTTCAATATCTTGTGGCAAGCCTAGGCCAGTGATTTGTGTATCAATAGCCTCCCCCGTAAGCTGCTTGACCATCCTTTTCTCTAACTGATCCCGCGCAAATTGTTGGTTTTGCACAAAGTTACGCAACAGGGCAATAGGTTCTGGAATAGGATTATGTAGAGAAGGGCGCTCTGGGGTGTACTTGGCGATGAGGCTATTAGCCATCTCCTCCATGTTCTGCGAAGGGAACAGAGATTTACCGTCTTCCCGCGTAGGCATAGGCAGACCTTCTGGCGATTCAGCTTGACGCAGACCCATGCGATTTAGCGTGTTAGTACGCATGCTCGCATCAAACTCCATGGCACCTAACAGCGCACCACGTAATTCATTGTTGATCATGTCCATGTTCTGCGGGCCGAGGCGCTCGGATACCGACAACACTTCCTCTTCCGTTAGATCTTTTTTTGACTTTAATAAACCTTCAAAGAATGCTTGACGATCAGCCTGCGCTGCTTGGAATGCCTCAATTACCGGCTGACGTGCCTCTGGGGCCAGCGTATCAAACAGAGCAGACAACTTCTGTACATTCTCATTTTTAATTTTCATAACCGCTTGAAACTCAGAAGGACTTAATTTCTTCAGTGATTCCATTTCCGCATCTAAGAAAGGTTGGTACATAGTCCTTTCCGAAATATTTAACTGAAACCCAGATGCCGCTACGTTTGGGTCTTGCAATGCAATTTCTAACTGCCTGAGTGCCTGTTGTGCTTCTGGGCTGCTATCTAAATCCGGGCCAAATGCTTTTTCCAAATTTCTTCTTGCATTTTTCATTAATAACTGCGGCACAATCTTAATGCCCGGGATGCGATACGGTAAAGGTAACTCTGAAAGAATGTCTTTTTCTACCTCCCCTAATCCTTCTCCTGCGCTTCGGGCCTTTCTTGCTAAATATTTAGCGCCCAGCACAGTAGGTAAAATATTAGCCGCTAACGGAAGACCAACGAATGCGGCAGTAGGCAGCAGTGATTCGTACAATGCTTTATTAGGATTGTCGTCAGGGATGTTTTCTTTTACTGCTTGCCGAAGCGTTTCAAAACCTGCACCAAACGCAATGTCAATACTTGCTGCCAGTTTTGGACTTTGTTGAGCAAATTTAATAGCATCGTTAGCAATTCCTTTTAATACACCGGCACTTGTTTGGGCTACCGTAGCCATAGGTCTAACGCGCGCCGCATACGCCAAAATACCTGTAATAGGTAACGTACCACCAACACCTTCGCCGATAGCACGGGAGTAGCGCTCCTCTGCATTGCGGGGCGCTACTTGACCTTGGTTAAAAAACTTACCCAAAGTAAATACTTCATCCGGATTCATACCCATTGCTTTGCCAATGCCCTTAGTTGCAAGATCAGGGGCCGCGAACAACATGGAGTTAAACCCCCAAGATAGGTTCTTTAGCAAGCCATTAACGCGATCTCCTTCCGGTATCGGGGCTTCCCCCAAGGCGGCCGAACGAACAGGAGCCGTAGTTGGCGCACCTTCCACACGGCCCACAACCTTCCATGTATCTAGGTCAAGGAGTTCACCATCAGCAGTTGGGATAATCATTGGAGTGGGTAATTTTTAAATGTGGATGGGTTAACTCTTTTTACAACTCCGTCAGGCCCTTTTAAATACACCACTGCATTCGGATTCTGCACAGTACCAATGGTAGTACCTAAGAAGGAGTACATACGCTTTTTCATATCCGGATCGGCAGGAATAATGAATGGATCATTCTGCGTTCCCGTTTCAGGGGTACGCATAATAAATTCACGGTCTACCCAACCCAACTGAGTCTTCGATTGATGACGAGCATTTCGATACATTGCTTCCAACGAATTCAACATTTTGGCTGCTAGTTCAGGGTCTTTCAAGAATGCGTCTGGCTTATCCAGCTCACTTAAATTCTCGCGGTTCCATTCCTGCTGCTGTACCGAGAGGCGACCACTATCATTAATTAAAGTAGCACTTTTAGATATATCATTAAAAATAGACTTCAACTGCATGGTCACATCTGCTGCTTTTACATTAGGCTGCGCACCGGGGATAATAGGAACGAATTGGTTATATACGCTCGTAAAAAATGTTCCGGGGCTGTACGCCTTCTGCACAACATTCTTTCCTTGTTCAATTAGACGCAAAACATTTTCAGCATTACGCATAGTTCCCACAAGTTTCGTGCGTTCACCCTTGTCCGTCTCAATCGTAGAAGAAGAGGGTCCAATATAGTCAACGTAAGGATTGCTATCCTCAATATTGTAGCGACTAGTTATGGCCGACTTTACTGAGGGATCATCAGGATTAAGACGGCTTTCAACATAGCTTCCTTTGCGGGTTTCTACGTTAACTAGTCCTGCGCCCCCATCTTTAAGGATATAGCCCGCATTGTCATATCGCTTCTCCATAACCTTATAATCGCCTTTGAGAATGGTTAGTCTCTGCTCCTGTGAAAACTTGTCTTGCAAAGTGACATTATCGATAGCTTGCTGCAATGCTGCCGTCTTGACCTTGATGCCACGCTCTTTAGCCTGTGCTACAAGAGCCGCCATGCCTCTAGGCAGACCAGACAACGCGCTACCTAAAGCCATGGCCATCGTTGGCTTGTACTCTGACGCAAACTTAAAGCCAGCATCTGCTAACAACAACAATGCGTTTGTACGGATATCGTCCTTATTATCGCCAAGCAGTTCTCTAAATGTAGGCTCAATACCTTCGTACTCAGCCTTAATCCGTTCACCGCGAGTCTTTGGCGCAGCTTCTGTTGCGCGTTTAATAAATTCATTAGTCTCAGCAGCTTTGTCTTCTGCGGGAGTCTCTATCACATCCGCTGCCGGTGTTTTTGCAGCAGGAGGGATAACAGGAGGTTCACCTGTCCCTACAAAATTTGACTCAAATGGAGGGAAGTTTTGATAAAGCAGATTACCTTTTGCATCACGAATAACAGGGCCTTGATTCGGAATTTGATTCATCCGATCAGTGGCAGTCTCTTGATCTGGCGTTACTTCCCCCGGACGACTCATTAAAGCTGTGGCTGCGCCTGCTCCGGCCATGCTGATATTACGCACAGAAGGTGGGACGTTCTTCATTTGACGAAGGAGTTCCGCGGACCGCGGATAGTCAGCCTCGGCACGTCGTGCGGTCTGGCCAATAGCCTCAGTCAACGTAGGCTGACGCAAATCTAGCGTAGCTGCCCGCTCTAGCCTTGTACCATCACCTTCAATTGGGCGACCTGCTGAATCCATGCGGATGTTTTCCCGGCCTTGGATAGTAATGGGACGGCCATCTGCCCCTAACATAGGGGTAGTCTCAAACTGCGGACGACCGATGATATTGCCTAGATATTCGTCTACGCGGTGCATGCCTGCACGGAAAGCGTCAGCACCCTCTCCTGCATACTGTGCAGCCTTGGTAATAAACTTACCAGCCTGTGCGCGTACTGGAGGCAATCCATCAGGCGTAGGCGGAGCTTGTTCAGCCCCGCCCTGCGGAAAAGGGGGAGCACCCTCCATGCCGGGAGGCATCGCAGGGGGCATTCCTTGTGGGGGCATACCCGGAGGCATTCCTTGTGGACCGCTCGGTGGTGGCATTCCCGGAGGAGCCATTTGCTGGCCTTGTGGCAGACCACCAATACCGCCTTGCGGTTGCTGCATCATGGCCATGTGTTCTTGTAACAGAGCCAGCACTTGCGGAGGAGTATCCTGTGCTGCCTGCTCACCGACCATGTCTGCTAATTCTTGGTAACGGGCATCCACTGAGCGCATATCGCCACGGAGGTTATTCATCAGGATTTCAGGATTCTGGGGGGTACGCGCCATTGGCAGCATCTCATCCTCTTCGCCTTCCATTTCCATGTCATCTTCAAAGCCCGCCATAATGCCGCTATTCTTAGCAGCTTTTGACAAAGGCTTGGCGAACATAGCGCGCTTTAGAATTTCTTGTTTCATAATTTTTCCTTAAATGCCACCAAGAGCTTTAGCCGTTGCACCCGCGCCAATGGCTAACCCGCCAATCTGTTGTGCCACGCTCGGAGAAGGTGCTTGATTCTGAGTCACCGCCATTTGCGTAGAAGGCGCACCTTTGTAGATATCTGAAACAAAGCCAAGCTGTTGGTACGGTTGCATCGCCGTCTGATACTGAGTTTGGCGCAATGCATCCACTTCCCGCTGTGTTTGGCCTTGCTGTTGAGCACCGATGTTATACAAGAAATTCACATCATTCTGGCCCAAAGCTTGTGCCTGTGCCCCCAATCCAGCAATACCTTGACCAATGTTAGCTTGCGTAGCGGCCTGTTGCCCCGCCAAACTTGCCTGCTGGCCGTAAATACCCGCTTGCTGGCCATAAACACCCGCCTGTTGGCCCAGAATACCGGCCTGCTGCGCGGTGCCTGATTGACCTAA